GCCAGCCTCGCTCAAGCCATGGCTGACGCCATGCTGGCGCCACTTGCTGTTGAACATCGGATTTAAAGGGTTGCAGCGCAGAAGCGCCTTTCCGTTGATTATCATGTTACCTCACAGCTTATACTTGTTGGCTTTATCACTATTGGGCGGCAGATCAACAACACGCAGATATTGCGTCGTGCGACCTATGGGTTTCGGAAGATCGACAATCTCGATCATGCCATCTTCAAGCAGTATGTCTATTGCCCGCTGTTTCCGTTCAAAAGAACCCTTTACGCCACCCTCCTTCAACGGAAGGCGTTCGTAAAAGGATCGAGACCGGTCGATCTTATCTTTCATTAAGTTCAACATATCAGCGCACAGTGAGTTCATTAGCTCCTCTTCGCGCTGGTTCTTTCGGTCCTCCTTCAGTTGGCTCCGCTCGCCCTGCTTTAAGGGACGGGCAACTGCGTGCGAGAACCAGATATCTTTCTTGTACCCGAGAACGTCTAAATGCGCCTCGCTGTTGCTGACGAGATCAAAGGTGATCTCAGGGAACGCTGTCGGGAAGCGGACCTTGACCGCCTTCAGCACGCGGGGCGAATCCTGCGTCTCACCGTCGCGGAACACCATGTAAACGCCCTGAGCATCGCCGGTCCAAGCGGAGGCGCCTCGCGGGGTCAGGAAATCAGACTCTAGCGACCCGAGAGCCTTCGAAATGTGCGTGATAATTGCGAGCGGAAAGTCCCAAAAAGCCTTTTTGATGTGCGACATAGCGCGACCAACTTCAGCGTTATCGTTCTCGTTTTCCAAATCAAAAATCGCGTTTGCTGTATCGCAAACCACAAGCGGAAGTGCAGAATAATAAGTTCCATCTGCCTTTTCATTTTGGACGGTCCATTCCCTGTATTCCTCTGCAACCTGTGCAAAGATTTTTGGGTCGAGCCTCTGGGCGTTAATGATCTTAATGCGTTCATCGAAAACGCTGGCCGACAGACCTGTGTAGCCCCAGGTGTAGAGCGAGTAGATGACCCGCTGAACCTGGACGACAGACTCTGTGATGATAATTACGTTGCGCCGAATCTTTGGCTTTAGCGCGAAGTCTGGCGTGCAGATGTGCGCGACGGCAAGTGCCAGCGGCACAATCAACGTCGTCTTACCGACGCCGGGGGCGCCCGCAATAACGTTAACGCCAACGCTCATATAATCGTCAAAGATATATTCGTAATCTTTTACCCTGCCTGCACCGGAATGCGGCTCGGCTTTTGTGAGGCTAAGGGGGTGTTCGCCCTTCTCGATCTTCTCGACCTTCTGTTCTTCGGCACTCGCAGGCGGTTCGCTGCCCGTCCAGCCGTTGTCTATCGCCATGCGGAAGATCGAACGGTAGGTGATGGAATGAGGGCGATCAATGTCGCGCTCCCACTTGCGCCGCTGGGCGGCCGCGTCGAACTTTTCCGACTTCGAGGCCCATTCGGTCCAAATCTTATACCCGTTCTCACCGTAGGGCTTCAGCACCAAGCCAACATTGACCCAGGTCGTGTAGTCGTCCGCATCCACATGCCGCAGAGCGGATCGCAGGTCGTCAAACGTCTGGGCCGTCGCGACCGGGACGCCGCTGCGCTCTACAAGGCTGTAATTGACGGGCGTCCGTGCCTTGCTCGCGATGAAGCGGGGCAGCGCGCTAGGCTTTGCAGGCGTTGTCTTGCTGATGGGGGATCGGCCTGCGCTCCAACGGTAATCGCCGCTGGTGCCAAGCGTAGGGGCCACGCAGATGTACCCGTGATGCTTTAGGTCGAGGCCCTTGCCCAGCGTGCCGGGGTAGGAGACCTCCGGATCCGCGCAGAACAGGCGATGCTCACCGCCGCCCTGTGTGATGGCAATGCAGTCCGAGTGCAGGACGCCATGCTCGGCCTCGATCTGCGCCAGCGTATCGCGCCCGTCGTTGCGGGGATCGATATCGAGGGCCAGCAGGCCCGACGCCGCGAGGCTGATGCCGATGCCCGCCTCTGGGTCTACGGCCCACCAATCGCGGATAACCTGCTCGTCTGCGCTCGCATCCTGGTGCCCGTGCGGGACAAGGTTGGTCTGAGGATGCTTGCCCGGCGTGTGGCCCTTCTCATTGTGAGGGCGCCCGCACCGGCATTGACCATTCTTGTCAACGGACCAAACGGGCAGGACATGCCAGCCGAGACGGGCATACGCTAGGGCGTAGTCAACCGGCTTCGGCTGGTCTTCAACGGCCCAGATGTGCGAGGGCGTCTTCCTCATTCCCAGTGCTCCCTAACCACGTTCCAATATTGGTTTTTCTTTCTCACCGTGACCACAGGCGGAATGCGAGTGCTCTTAATCATCCAAGCGACTGAATTGGGTGGGCACGGCAGGTAACGCGTAATGCATCTTCTATTAAAAAAGTTTACAGTCTTAGGGTTACAAACGTCAGTATCAATAAAATCAGAAGCTCTTATTATGATACCTTCTTTGGTAGAGCATGTATAATTAACAAGCAAAACAGGAATACCCGATTTCTTAGGAACAATGCTTGCTGCGGTTACGCTGTGAACCGACACATCAATAAGCGAACCATCCGCAACCTCTTGACCGGTCATAGGATCAATTGGCGTTAGCTTATTGAGGCCCGGCTTAAACTCACGCTCCTGCTTAACACCATAAGGAGAGCTATACGGCGCCTTATTTTCTTCAGGCTCGTCCTTATAGTCATTTTCGCGGTATATGGTTTCACACATATCGATGCCGCCAAGGCGGATCAGGTTACCCACAAAATCCAAAAGAAGGCAGTTCTTTTTGTCAGGGTGTAGCCGCGTCCCGCGCCCCTGTATCTGCACCCAGAGGGATGACGACAGCGTGGGTCGCAGGCACACAATGCAGTCCAGGGCCGGGAAGTCAAATCCGGTGGTGATCATATCCACCGAACACAGCACCCGCGTTTCGCCCGACATGAAGTTGCCCATGACCCGGTTGCGCTCATCCGGCGACAAACCCGCGTGCAAAACTTCCGTGGTCCAACCAGTTATATCTCGGATAATCTCTGCGGTTTTCTGGGCTGCTTTTACGGTCGGGCAGTAAACGCCGATGTGCTTCCTGATTACGGCCAACTTTGGCAATGAATGCGCCATGGACCTAAGCCATGCAGTGGTTTGGGCATCAGCCGCGTCAGACTGGATATAATCGCCCTTGATGCCGATATCGCTCAGGTCAAGTTGAACAGAGGTTTCGACACCCTTCAACGGGCAAAGCCACCCGTCAGCCACCGCGCGCTTTACGTTGTAGTCATAGGCGAGCGTGTCGAACCAAAATTGATCGCCATCCCCGTAGATAACCCCGTTGTCCATGCGCCAAGGTGTGGCGGTCATGGCCACGCGCTGGGACTCGGGGTAACGGCTTAGGATGTTCTCGTAGATGGTCGGCTCGCCGTGATTGTGCGGCACCCGGTGGGCTTCATCGATGATGATAAGATCGGGGTCCGGCAGCTTGTCCAGCATGCCAGCGACGCTCTGGATCGTGCCGTAGGTGACGCCGCCCCAGGTGTCTTTACGCTTGAGGCCAGCGCAGACGATGGCGGGCTCTACGTTAGCGTAGCGCCGGAACGTGGCCGCGTTCTGTTTCACCAGTTGCTGCACATGGGTCAGCATCCAAGCCTGTTTGCCGGTGGCGCGGTAATGCTCGGATAAGGCCGCGATGATCAGGGACTTCCCTGTTCCCGTCGCAAGCTGCAAAACGGGGTTAGAGCCCGCTGCAAGCGAAGCCAACGCCGCGTCTAACGCCTCTTGCTGATAGGGTCGAAGGTCCATGTGGCCTCAGTTATGGGTTATCGGCGTCGCTTTTAACACGGATCACTAAAAAGGCAATGCCCGCCGGGGGACTCGAACCCCCACGCCTTTTTGGGCCACGAGTTTTAAGCTCGTTACGTCTACCGTTCCGTCAGGCGGGCATAGTGCTTTAGGCGTTCAGTTCCCAAGCCTCACAGATCGACGGGCAGGCTTCCCGCAGGATCCCCCACGCCTCATCTGCAAGCTCCCGCGTTTCCTTCTGCGTGCCGTTGCCACGCCGGAGGGCGCAGAAATGCAGCCACGAGCGCAGGGTGCCGTTCATATAGAGACGACTGGCGGTGAGACCTTCGGGCAGGACAGCGCGGGCCACCTCCTTCGCAATCCCATATTCCAATGCAATTTGGTACGCGGTTTCAGCAGATGCGCGAATGTTGTCCTGCGCGGTCTTCCACCACACGGATAACACTTCGTCAGTTGTCGGGATGCTGGATTGCCGATTCTTGTGATCCTGAAGGCGAGCCTCCCGCAACGGCGCCTCGGGCAACTCATTAACATCTGCATATCTTTGGCTAAATTCTTGAAACGTGAATGTCCTGTGCCGCAGCAACTGTCGGGCAATGTCGCGCGTTGTGTTAATTTCCAGGCACATATTTGCCATTTCAAATGGCGACCAGTGCTGATGTTTGATGAGGTAATTGATTAGCTTTGGCGCGGTGGCTTCGTTGCCCTGGTTCTGCGGAGCAGAAACGCGCGCCATATGCGCGACAAGCTGATCAGCGTTGGGTGTCACCCAAATGAGTTTACAGTTCATGCGTCACCTCGCGCGCGGATCGCAGCGGCAATGGCTTCACTTGCCTCGCAAAAGCCAGACGCATCGCTGAGGCCAATATGCGGCGGAGGGGAAAGGTTTTGAGCAAGCGCCGCACACGCCTCCCGCCGCGCCGCCTCGACCTGGGCGGCGACTTCGGACGGGGTGAGGATCGAACCCTCATAGACATACCGCTCTAGCAGGGCTGTTCGCCCCAGCGTGATATGTTCATGGTGGAAACGTTCGGTCGTCGCGTTCCAATACCATCCAGTCAGGTGGCCCGTCAGCCGCGACCGCAGCAGATGCATCCCGCTCTGTTCAGGGTTCGGCGGGCGTCCGTCCCATTGCTTAGTCATGTCCCGTCTCCTTCGCACCAAGTCTCTGCTTCCAGGCTGCACGCGCACCTTCTCGACGCATTGCATGGCTTGCCGGTCTGGTCACACTTGTTTTCATATTGGATAGCCCGAAGCAGTCCCGCATTTACCTGAAGTAGTCTTTCACGCAGCCGAATAGCCTCACCGCACCATTGCGTTGTCCGCTGGCCCCGCGTGCAGCCGTTCTCAGCGCGGTAGAGCGTCAGCGCGGCGACGGCTTCGGCCCGCTCGGCCCGCAACCGCTCGATCTCGTCGGCGGCTTCGTGGTGAGATGTGCAAGTTGCGTCGAGGCGCAGCCTCTCCACGATGTCAGCGGCTTCGGGGCCTTCGGGGTTACGAAGCTTCATGATGTCTCTCACGACAAAATCACCCATGCCACCCACCCCTAAGCCCGAGATACAGGCACGCCGCAAACGCCATGCAGGCCAGCGAGAACACAGCGTCAATCACGGGCCGGATTCTTCCTGATTGCCTCGCGATACACGACGACGCGCACGAGGCCCAACGCCTGCAAGATCGCCTTGCCGGGCTCGATCCGGGCATGCAGCACGCTGCTAACGTAGGTGGGCGACACGCCATGCAGCGCAGCCCAAGCACTCTGGCCACCCGCCTCCTTGCACGCCTCGGACAATCGGCGGCACACATCCATGCTGTCGAGAAAATTGACGCTCATTTGAGTCTCCGCATATAAGTTATGTATTTAGATTATACGCAAAGTTGAGCGGCGCGGAAGCCGTTAAACCCCCGCGCCGTAAAAAAATTATTCAGCGGCTAAACGTTCGGCTCGGCGGCGAGCACGAACCGCAGCCATATGACGCCCACGCGCGCGGGCAGCTTCGAGAGCCTCCGCCGTGTCGTAATAGCCAAACGCTCGGGGGGTGCGCTCGTGCTTCTTACGCTTCTTCGGTTCAGCCTCGGCAACAGGCACGGGCGCAGGCTCCGGAGCGGGCAGGAAGATGGCCTCGATAGCCTCCGGCGTCACAACATGCACGCTGTTGTCTTCGCGCAGAACAAGCAACTGGCCAGCCTTGCCGGTGATATCGTTCTCCAGTCGGATGATGCCCTTAATCATATCTATCTCCTTTGAGAGCTATTTGATTCTGACTCGCTGGCAGGCAACCCAGGACACCGGGCGGCCCGTCAATTCGTAGTGAGTAACCCGCACCGCAGCGTGCGCTTCGCAATCTTCTCGAGTCGCGTACCACCACGGTGCAGGAGGAATAGCATTATCAAAGGTCAAAATCACTATCAACGCCCACACCATTCTTATGTTTCCCCTGTTTTTTATCGCGCATGGCGCGGCGGGTTTCACGGTCTAGCTCTTGCAGATACGCGCTAATGATAGCGGTCTGCATCATCTCAATCGGTTGATCGGGCAGTATCTTAATTTGGAAATCTTTTGCCATCGCCAGCAACCGCTGGGGGTCTCTTTCCATTATCTTTATTTGCATATTTTTATTTAGCCTTCCCCGGCCCGGCTACGTTGTGGGGGGTGCGCGCCGGGCCGGGGTCTTCCGCCCCTGTTGCCCGACAGGGGAGGCGGAAGGTCGATATGCGTCACTGTGACCCCAACTTTTGGTCCGTGCAACTGGAATTATCGTTCTGGGCTTTGGCCCTAGCTTTGAAGAATTCAATGCTGCGGCGGATGCGCTCGGCAGCTTGGTAGTCCCCCGCCGCTTCCGCCGCCTTGAGATTGCTTTCAAGGATCTGGATCATGGCACCCTCAGCGGATCACGTCGCGGCTAATGCTGGCGGCATCCTCTAGGATGGGCTCCGCGCGGCCCAGGAAGCTGTCGATATCCCGCAGCGTTTGGAGTTCGCCATACGTCATCTGATGCGCGCCAAGCCAGCCGCCAACGCTGTCCAGGGCCTTCCGCACCTTAGCGGTGTAGGCTTCAAGGATCGTCAGGCTTTCGGCAATGGACGCCACGACCTCCTCCGCGTCGCTGTCGGGAATGAAATCGCTATACATGTACTCAGTCATCTGCGTGTCTCCGTTATCGAGTTATGCGGCATCGGCGCCGTAAAGGAACCCTACACACATCGCTAAACCGCCGCAACCGCAGAATATGCATTTTTATAAATTTTCTCACCCACCCCGATATTCGAGACCCGTGGGGGCTCGGGTCATGGGCATCTCGGCCAGGGTATCAGCAGCCATTTCCAGCGTGGCCGCATTGGCCAACACCTCCAGCCGCACGGGATCCATCCGCCGCAAGCGGGCCGCCATGGCGCGCAGTTCTGTAGCTGCGGCATTCACACCCTCGCGCCACGCAGTCCGCTCGATGCCGGTGACTTCGGCCCGCTCGGCATCACGCAAAGCGCGGCGAAGGTAGAGCGCGAGGTCTAGCGCCTCCTCGTATGCGTGCCGCAGCCAGTCCGCGCGGCTTAGGTCGGTGCGGTCGAGGGTGACGCCATACTTCGCGATGCCTCGCGCGCTGCGCTCCGCTAGGTCGGCACGAACGGCGGCCACGATGCTGTCTGTCACTTCTTGCGTTCCTTCAGCTTGGCCAGCAGACGGGTTCCATCGCCATCGCGGCGTTGCGCGCTAACAAGCACCTCATCCCTCCGCATGGCGTCGAGCACATGCATCTCTGACGGGTTGATATACCAGTGCCAGACGCCTGCGCCATTCGGGCGGAACGCTAAGACGCGCCATTCGCTCGGGCTCAG